GAAATACCCGCTTGCAAACGCTGTTGTAGTTCGACGCTATTTTAACACCCATCGAGATTCCACATTCGCACAGCTTAACTGGGCGATAAACAGATTGCAGGTCGGTCCTTTATGGAAATCAACTATTAACCCTCTATCATTGACATATATTCCTACAGGTCAGAAAATTCTATTTAGAGGATTCGATGACCCCATGTCGATTACATCTATAACAGTTGATAAAGGTTATTTGTGTTGGGTGTGGATAGAAGAGGCTTTCCAGATAACAGATGAATCAGAGTTTAATAAGCTCGACTTCTCTATCAGAGGCGCAGTACCAGATGGCTACTTTAAACAGATAACATTTACCTTTAACCCGTGGTCTGAAAACTGTTGGTTAAAAACTCGGTTCTTTGATGAATATGACAGAGGTCGTAGAGATAATTTACTGTGCTTAACTACTAACTATCTCTGTAATGAGTTTTTAGATGAGGACGACATTAAGTTATTTGAGGAACTTAAAGTATCTAACCCTCGTCGCTATGAGATTGAAGGACTTGGTAACTGGGGTATCGCAGAAGGTCTTGTCTACAATAACTGGAAGGTAGTAGACTTCGACCCCGAGGATATTAGAAGCCGTATTAATCGTGATGGTACCCCGATGTATCGTGAGCTATACGGTCTTGACTGGGGTTTCTCAAACGACCCCACAGCTCTTGTAGCTTGTATGGCTAACGAGAAAACTAAGGAAATCTATATTTGGGATGAAATTTACGGCTATCGAATGACTAACCAACAAATAGCCGAAGAAATTATTAAGCACGGGTTCCAGAAGGAACTTATTATAGCTGACAGCTCGGAGCCGAAGTCTATAGAGGAATTACGCCGCTTTGGTATTCACAGAATACGTCCCGCTAAGAAAGGCCCAGACTCCGTTCGTGCAGGTATCCAAAAGTTGCAGGACTATACAATCTATGTTCATCCTCGGTGTACAAATACAATAGTTGAGTTTAACAACTATATATGGGATAAGGATAAGGACGGTAGAGTCTTAAATCAGCCTATTGACGACTATAACCACGCTATGGACGCATTTAGGTACGCGTGTGAGAAGCTCGGGCGGGAAACTTTCTCTTTTTAATCCATAGGTGCTTTACTTTTACATTTATGCACGTTATACTATATGTGACACCAGGATGGGGGAACACGCAAATGGACAATATTACTGTACCTGAACTTATAGGTATATCAGGTCTAGTGTCTACCATATTGAGTATAGTTGCATTTTGGTTAGGAAGAAAGCAAGCCATAACTGTTGAGGGTAAAACTCGCGGTCAGTTAGAAAGTGACTTGGGATACCTGAAGGAATCTGTGGGTAAATTAACTTCTGCGTTTGATGCCCTAACAGCAAAACTGGAATTACAGGACGAGAAACGTGAAAAGGACTATCGCGCCGTGTTGGTTGAATTAACTGAACTTAAAGCGCGTTATAGTATGCTAAATACACGTGTCGAGGAAATAAGTAAATATCTGGGAGGTGGGAGTAAATAATGATTAACTTCTTTGTGAATGATAAACTTTCACAAGTAATTTCCGCCCAGATTGCCTCAGGAAGCAGACGCTAATCAGCGAGAGTTTCTTGAGGCGGTCATATCGGAGTTTGAAAACAGCGAACGGCGTAAATTCATGGATGTAGCACAACGCTACTATGAAAATAAAAACGATATTCTTCAAGCCGGCGTACTGTAATTGGAAAAGACGAGAATAATAATGCTGTCTTAATGGAATCTCGTGTTTTGTCCAATAACAGACTGTGCCATAACTTCATGAAAAAGCTCACGCGACAGAAAATCGGCTATATGTTAGGCAAGTCTTTTGTACTAACGGCAATTAAACCCGATGATACAAAGGCTGAACAAATGTTCAAGGAGCTTTATTCTAAATACTTTACAAGGGAGTTTTTCAAGCTCATTAAAAATGTTGCTCGGGACTCTATTGTTAAAGGTATTGGGTGGTTGTTAGTCTACTACGATGAGAATGGCCGGTTACGCTTCATGAGGTGTAATCCCGAAGAAATTATTCCATTCTGGGCAGACAGCGACCACACGGAGCTTGATGCGGCAGTTCGCAAATATACGATAGAAAAATACACAGGCGGCAAAAAAGACTATATTACTTACGTAGAGTATTACACTAAGGCAGGTGTATATTTCTATAAATATGACGAGAACGGTAAGTTAGTCAAAGACCCGGACCATCCTACACAACCAGAATATCAGTTCTATATTAAAACAATTGATGCTAATACAGGAGAGGAAACGGTTACGGGGTCAAATTGGACAGATATTCCGCTTGTCCCGTTTAAGTATGACCCAGACGAGCAATCACTACTGGCGCGTATAAAAACACTTATCGACGACTATGACAAGAAAACATCGGAAGTTGCAAATGCAATAGATGATATACCTAATAGCCTGCTTTTAGTTAAGGGCTATGATGGCGCGTCAAAAGAGGAGTTTGTCCATAACAAAAATCAATATCGTACTATCTTTGTAAACGATGAGGGCGACGCAAAAACACTTGAAACTCCTTTAAACGTCAAGGATATTGACATTCATATTCAGCGACTTCGTGAAGATATATACGAGTTCGGTCAGGGCGTTAATACAGCAGATAAAGATATTAGAGATACATCAGGTGTAGCTCTACGCTTCATGTACGCAGACCTTGATATGGACTGTATTGACTGGGGTTCGGAAGTACAGTGGAGCCTAATGCGACTCATTTGGTTCATTCATCAAGATATTAAAGCCAAGAGCGGCATAGATTATTCAGATGTTGATTATGAAATCCTGTTTAATACGGATGTTATAATCAATGAAACTGAAACCATTAATAACTGCGCTATATCGGCAGGCATAATTAGCGGTGAAACAATTGCCGCTAACCATCCGTGGACAAAGGATGCTAAGAAGGAAATTGCTGCAATGCGTCAAGAGCAGACTGATACTCTTGAACTTGAAACTGAATATGGAGATGCGCCGGAAACAAGTCTTACAGGTCAAAGAATAGGGCGGGGTGATTTAAGTGTCTAATGAAGAATATTGGAAACAGCGGCGGCTAGCAGATATGCTGGCACACGAACAAATCACCCTTGAATATGAGAAGCTTCTTGAATCAGTATATGAATTGGCTCTTTTAGAAATAAGAAAAGAAATAGAGGCGTTTTTCGGCAAGTACGCAAAGGATAATAAAATCACCTATGCGGAGGCACGAAAACGCCTCAGCTCCTCCGAATTAAAGTCTTTTCAGGCGCTATTAAAAAGATGGTACGCAGAGGCTTCTGAATCAAACTATTCAGCAGACTATGTGATACATCTACAAGAGTTGGGAAAGCGTGTATATCTATCTCGGTTAGAAAACTTAGAGGAATCAATAAGGTTTCAAATTGAGAGGCTTAAATCACATCAATATAAAATGACTACAGAGCTTCTCTCAACTCATTATATTACTTCATATTATGACACAGCATTTGAGCTATCAAAGTCTTTGGGCGTGGTAGTTAATTTTGCTACGGTGGATAAGGCTGGTGTTGAGGCGGCAATAAGAACAAATTGGAGCCCTAACAATTATAGCAAAAACATATGGGCTGATAGAGATAAACTTATAAATACATTATCAAAAGTCATTCCACAGTGCTTTGCACGTGGTCTAGGCACTGAAAAAACGGCGCAAGAGATAGTTAAGGAACTCAACGTGTCTAAAAACCGGGCGCGTGTATTAGCGCGCACAGAAACAAACTACGTCGCTAATAAAGCCACGCTTGACATTTATAAGGCTTCAGGTGTTGAACAGTATCGCTATTTAGCTACACTCGATATGCGTACATCAGAAGTATGCCGAAGTCTTGATGGCACTGTGATAAAGGTTGCACACGCTCAGGTTGGTGTTAACTACCCTCCAATGCACCCCAATTGTCGTTCAACAACAACTCCTTATGTGCCGGACGAAAATCGAATTGCTGTTGTAAGGGCAGCCCGGGATGAAAAAGGAAAAACGATTTATGTACCTGTTAAT